ACGACCAGTAATGGTATCGTCCACACGTTTACATGCATTTAAGTACATAAAATACTTACCTGTATGTCGACGCATGTCGAGCCGCAAAGTGGACCTAGACGCAAGCTTAGGAAGATACACAAATCCATAAATCATTTTAAAAGATTTAGGATCATAGTGCAACTCTTTCAGCTTAGTTTTAATCCACCTTCCGGACCAACTTTCCCCACCTGTCTGGTTAGACCAGAACGTGGTGGATAGGTTGATCTGGTGGTCGTAGCCTCGTCTACCGTCGTTCGCGTAAGCGAATGCTGGACCACGCAAGGCGATTGGTACAGTGCGTAGAAGGAGCGTACTGAGTCGTCTGAACTGCGGGTAGATCAAGCCTAAGGCGTAAGCCTTATTATTGATCACGACACAATCATGAATGTTTTCTGGGTACTCAAAGTCGTAAGACTCGATATAACCAAAATCATCATGATAATTGCCACCGCAGCTTTCCCTGAAAGGAGACCTAATAAACGTCTTTTGAACGTTCGGTAAGAAACCCACAGCACGCAGATCACCCATAAGGGCGTCCGCATGTTCGTCGGCGATGATAATATCATCGCCGAATACAGAGAAATTTGCATCATACTGTAATCCCAATGCGCGAATGACAACGGTCATCAGCTCAAACGTAAAACCATTTCCCATTGAAGACACTTTATTAGGGACTATGAAATCCCCATTAGGTGCCTCAATAAAAAACATCCGACTGCGAACGATGAGTTCAAAGACTGATGCAGGGAAAAGGAAACGTATTAAGTCGAGGTGAATGCTATCACTAGCATTCTTAAGATCAATCGTGGCTAAGCCACGATGGGAAATCATCTCGCGGTGTTTATCCGCTAAATGATTTAGATCCACCGAGTTCTTCAAAAGAAGTGCCCGGAAACCGTTGCCAATCCTTCGTTGGACGAGCATGTTGCACAAGGGTTGTACGTCAATCGGCCTATCAACCTCGTTGTTCTTCCGAACAGTTGAGAATCGAGAAGCCTCCCTCACACGCGTCACATAAGACAATGTTCTTCGGAAACATTGGAACTTAAAGTCCCTTTGATCCTTAAACATCTTATATGACTCTTTATGAAAGGATTTAACGCCTGCCCAATTGTACTTCATGACAGCCAGGAAGCGGCGTCGGACGCTCCTCCTCAAAGCTAATGAGTTGTAGGCTGTTTCAGCCCACAACTCAAAGCAATCAGAGGAGCATTCCCACTTCGAGCGCATTAGCTTAGACTCTAACGAGTTGTAGCCAAACGTCGGAGCCGACTCCGATCCATTGGTGAAAACCACAGGATCGAGCCGGAAGTCCCTACACCACTGGTGTATAAGGAGACGCGCTTTATACCAGTTTCCTGGTAGTAGCTTGGGAAGCTTTAGCTGTTCATCAGAGGTTAACCAAGTGTCGAAGCAAGCTTCGGCCCTAAGTTTAGCCCTCTCCTTATCCGGAATTTCCATTTTCTTTAAGAAACGCTTGATAGCGAATTCTTCAGGAAACGACACGTTCTCTTGTCGGAACTGAAAAGTCGTTAGGATTTTCTGGAAGGCACGGATTGTGCTTGAAGGGTCCACGATACGACTCCTATTAAGGTGTCGGGAGCGATGGGATGGTCACGGGGCGATAGCCACCGAAAACATCTTCATCCGCCCACTCGTCGGACGATGCGAGGATTCCCAAGAGCTGTTTGACACGTGCCTTGGACTGAGAAGCCGCACTAACACGAATGCGGATCGAAATTGCATCAGTGACAGAGTTGCCACTTAGCTCAATCGTATTATCGTCATTGACAATAATCTCAGTAACGTGGTTTGTCACAGGCATACCGTTCAGAGATTTACTCTGCTCAGTCTGCTTGAAACGAACTGACAGACCAGGGTCTGTCGGGTCAGCATAAACAACGCCGGTGTTTTCGATCTTTTGGATCTTGAATGCCATGTTATAGGCTCCTTAACAGTTTTTTAATAGGTTTTTGGGATAACACAACAGAGTCAATAAACCTCTTCCAATTAAGGAATGGGTCGAAATGAAGCTGAGGTGTAGGACGAGAAAAGAGAACCCTATCGTACGATTCAACCGTCCTCCTTTGAAGGAGACCGTTGACTTGTCGTTGATATTGGTGGTTAACACTAATATTTCCGCATAAGTCATGAACGAGTGTTTGGTTAAACACATCGGACGTTGAATCATGTAAGAAAAGTTCACTCTTTTCGGATCTTTTCACAGAAGTACATCCCACTCGTTGTGAAGATAAATCAACGGCGGTGGCTGCCTCAATGGCATCACCAACGTTGATTAACCAATCAACAACGAATGAAAACGGGATCAACTCCCAGGCCGTACGAAAAACGTTGAAGCCTGTTTGTGCTAAGACGCGTTGGAGAGCACCTTCGTTGTATGCTAGCTTGATCGTAGACCTAACGACAGCCTTCCCAGTAAGGAGCTCATAGATGTGTAAAACATCGTCGCTCTCACCGGAGAAGTCCATTGTCACGGTTTCCGTATTACGGCTAGTTTTAAAAACGTTAGTCCGCTTACCCAGCAATTCATTCACATCCTTAAAGGAGTAAATTAACGGCATGATAGCATAGCGGTACTCCATCCATCTAGATCCGTACTTGCGGAGGGCTTTGTCGGATGATTTCAACAAAGTCTTAGCAGTTTTGGACCTAGCCACCCAGTGCGTAACCTCATCTGTAGAGGCGAAAGCACGGAGTGAGTCAGCAGCGCCTTTGAACTTACCGGACAGAAACGCAAGAGTTTCTTTTGCTTCTGTTAGTTCGGTCAAAAGGTCATAAGTTGACATCGCATCAGCGAACGCTGCTTGCTGGGTGGAGGAGATAGCGTCTCTGATATCCTCTTCAAAAGTACTAAAACGCGTGGTTGCTCCATAAAAGGGTATAGAGGGGGACAACGAACCAACATGGTCGTTTTCAGTCCAACTCGTTACGTACTTCTCTGGACCACCGTCATAAATACAAATCGGGGGGTTATCAGCTCGGCATGAGCCGGTTTTGCGTCTCCAGGCAGCCTTCTCACGATGCCTCGACACTACGAAGAATTCGTCGATTACTCGACGTTTCCGCAATGGTGTCATAGAAATCGTGCCAGACTGTTTGATAGCTTGCCAATTCCGCTTATGTTCCTTAGTAGGATCGTAAACAGTCTCAACAACACTATAAGGAGTATACTCTCTCACAACACCTACGGGGACCGGACCAGCTGACCCACCCAGAGATGTGAGGGTTCCTTGACAGGAACCACCATTCGCTGAATAGGTAACAGTCGGCCAAGTCCCCTCGATGCCGTTCGATACAGACGTATAGGACGCCATCTCAGTACTCTCCCTTAACAAAACCCGAGCGGATCTGGAAGGGACCATTATAGGTATCAACGGTCAAATTGACGCCAACGAAGGCAATCAAAGCGACCGCCAACACCAATACTAGAACTTTCATATCTACTCCTGGTTAGTTAAGGATTCACAAAGAGGCACGACTAAGCACCTAATTGCGTTTTTGACGTAGGACGTAACGGATTACGTAACGTAATACCGTCAACACCGCACCTAAGTGTTTCATAATGCCTCCAAAGTGAAATCGTC